GGACATATACTTATCAGGGTTATAATCAAAACTCACCAAACAGTTTACCAACTGCGGGTGGGACTTTAACTTTATTACAATCTAAAACACAATATCCGGAAACGTGGAAAACTTTGGAAACATATGTTGGTTTTTCTGAAATACCTGAATTAATATATTCTGATAATGGGTCATATATTACGGACTTTTTTATTGATATTGATGTTGAGTTTAGTGAAAATAACATAAAAACTTTTGCACCAATTATTAAAATGTATGCAACTCAAAAACTACAAAATGGTGCAATCACTAAGGTTGAGTTTTATAGTTTAATGGATACATATATAACAAAAAATACAACATATTTAAATACTGTTTTGGATTTAGAATTAACTAGATTGAGAAAAGAGTTAGATAGTGTGGATATAAGTAGTCTTGATAATAATGTTAAATCAAATCTTGAGGGTGAACAAACGAGATATGAGTTATGGGATTTATTTAAAACAATAAACGATACGTGGATTTCAGGTACTGACTTTAAGAGTAAAACAATATTTGAAGATGTACTAATGATGGATAGAGCAAGTAGGGATGTTGGGCAAAAGGTGTTAGTTGATGTCTTTAAGTTAAGGGATTTAATTGAGAATGCTAGTTATAAAAATTCATTACTTGACATTGTTAACTCAATTGTGTTGGCGAATAATTTTGTACCTTTTACTTTACCGGCATATGCCAATTTTTATAATGTAAAAGATGTTAGTAAAAATCCATCACCAAAACCTGAAGGAACATTAGAATTTGCAAATACTTTATTTGGTACATTCTTAGATGTTGATTATAGAGAAACTGCATCAAAATTCCTATGTTTGTATAGTAATCCCCCAAGTAAGCATTTAGCGATGAATGAAAATACTGATTATCGTTATAGAGATGATGCGTTTGATTTAAGGAGAGCAACTGATAATCCTTTATTGGAAAATCAAGATGGTAAAACTAATTGGGATAAATCAAACAAGGTTGTTGGGTTTAATGTTGATATTGGACCACAGAACCAACAAATTTTTAAACAGTTTGAGATTGCTCAAGATCCAGGATTACCAACAAGTGAGTCGTTAGAGGTTTTAAACCAAATGGCAAATTTAGATAAAAATAGAGGTGGTTACACTCAAAGTACTTCACTATATAACCTTTATAAAAATAGAAGTTATAAGTGTAGTATTGATATGTTGGGTAATGCTATTATGCAACCTATGATGTATTTTAATTTAAGAAATGTTCCTATGTTTAGTGGTCCATATATGATTACTAAAGTTTCACATAGAATAAATGTGGATGGGTTTGATACGACAATTGAAGGTCAAAGACAACCGTTCTATAGTATCCCTAAAATTGAAGGGTTTATCCAGTCGTTAAGTACAAAAATACTTTCAAGTATTAAAGAAAGAGTTGAACAAAATAATAAGTCAGTAAATACGAATACTACTAACGTTATAGGACAAACAAATAATGTTGTTAACAATACAGATGTGAGTGTTGGTTTAAGTGCGAATCAAGAATGTGGTGATAATTTGTATTCAACATATAAAAACTATACAACCGAAACACCGGTTAAGACAACGATAACAATTAAAGATGCAATAAGAACAATTAACCAAAAAGTCAACGAATTAAATGACCCAACAAAGAAAGAAAATTTATCATTGTTAATTTATTCAATAATGTCATTAAGGTTAAGTAGTAAATTTAATAGTTATGACAACAATTATGGAACAATACCATTAACATCGTCGTATGGTGGGTCGGACACAAACTTCAATAAAAAATATTTTTGTGATACAAATAAAGTACCATTGGCAATATTTGAAAGTTTTGATAATTTTGTTGATTTTATGATTAGTAAATATGGTAGTCAAATATCTGATCTCAATAGTTATGTTTTAAATTTTATAACATATCTTGATCCTCAACAATTGGCTAAAGCAATTGTTAAATTCTATGTTATTAATTTTCCATTTAAAAGTGATGATAATGTATATAACAAATTACCTGAAGATGAAAAACTCAAATATGAGAACATAGTTATTGGGGCGATTAACGAATATAGATTGAATGTAGGTCAATAATCTACCAACACATAAATTTTTTAATACTTAATGATATTTATATATAAAAGAAATTATGAACACTAAATTAATATTGGATAACTACTTGGGTAAAAACACAAGAGTTACAGAAAAAGACAAGGGTAATGGTTATAAAGAAGTTTGTGACCTTGATAGTGGTGATTGCTACACAATTAGAATGAAAGATGGTTTAATTGAGAGAGTTGACAATACTATGAATACAAACAAAAAAATCCAAGTAGAGACTAAAACAGGTATTAAACAATTATTAAACGGATAATAAAATGAGTGTAGACAAAAAGATTTTAGAGGAAATTAAGAGATATAATTCTATTAATAGTTATATTATGGAACAAGACATTCCTGATTTACCACCACCATTACCTGGAGATGTACCACCGGCACCTGATGCGGCACCATTACCGGGAGATATTCCACCTGCACCTGATGCAGCAGCACCTGTACCACCAGCAGGACCAACACCTGAACCTATTGACATTGCAAATGATCCTGATGTTGAAGAAGTTGGTAAAGAGGAGGACGAAAAAGAAGAAATTGAGATTACTGATTTGGTAAAATCACAAAAAAATATTGAGGATAAACAAGAGGAATATTTTAATAATTTATTTGGCCAACTTGAGAATATGGAATCTAAGTTGGGTGAAATGGATAAAATTATGAATGCTCTTAATGCTCTTGAGGTTAAAGTTGAAAAAATGAGACCTAAAACCCCACAAGAAAAATTAGAATTAAGAAGTTTGGATTCAGGACCGTTTAACCAAAAACTATCGGATTTTTTCATTGACAAAGAAGAAGATATGGAAAAATCGGGAAAAAATGAATATGTTTTAACATCGGATGATGTTGAGGACTTTTCACCAAACGAAATTAAGGGAACTTTTAATTCCTATGATGATGATGATATGATGCCGTAATTATAAAACCACATTTTGTGGTTTTATTTACGACAACAAGTTGACAACACACAATTTTCTATTTATACTTTCTATGTAAACTTTTAATTAATATATATATGGCGACAACAAATGTTTTAGATGCGGTTTTGGCTCAGTATGAAAGCTCAAAACAAGGTGGTTCTTCTAACACCTCAAAAATGTCTCAGGACGAAAGAATGAAAAAATATTTCGCGGCTATCCTTAAGGATAACGAGAAACAAGGTCAGAAACGACTTAGAATATTACCAACAACTGATGGGTCTTCACCTTTCAAAGAAGTATGGTTCCACGAACTAAATGTGGACGGTAAATGGCAAAAATTCTATGATCCAGGAAAAAATGATAATGAGAGATCACCATTGAATGAGGTTCATGAAGAATTAATGTCAACGGGTAAAGAATCTGACAAAGAAATGGCACGACAATATAAAGCTCGTAAGTTTTATATCGTTAAAGTAATTGATCGTGATAACGAACAAGACGGAGTTAAGTTTTGGAGATTTAAACACAATTACAAACAAGAAGGGATCCTTGATAAAATTATTCCAATTTGGAAAGCAAAAGGTGATGTTACCGATCCTGATAAAGGTCGTGATTTAATCTTGGAACTTACCAAAGCAAAAACTCCAAAAGGGGCGGTATATACAGTAATTCAAACTGTAATGTATGATGACCCAACACCAACTCACGAAGATGTGGAAACAATGAATACTTGGATCAATGATGAATTGACTTGGGAAGATGTTTATTCTAAGAAACCAATTGAATACCTTGAAGCATTATCAAGAGGAGAAACTCCACGTTGGGATAGTGAAAAGGGTGGTTATGCCTATAGTAATGATGAGGTTGCAGAAACTTCTATTGGAGGATCAAAACAAGAGTCAAAGACTACTGTAGATCCACAAGCAAATGAAGAGGTTGACGAGGAATTACCATTCTAAATAAAAAGAACCTAAATGATAGGCACCGATTTACAATGTCGGTGCTTTTTTTTATCTTTTAAAAAAA